GGGCGCATCCTCGACAAAGATCCGAGCGACATCACGAAGACCGAGCGGCAGCTCCAAGGCAAGGTGCCTGAGCTTGCTGGTGGCTATCAGGGCGGCGTCGGCGCGTACCGGAAGATGGGTGGCGCGGTCTTTGACGCGATGACCGACGAGGCCATCCAAAAGATCGTCACGGCGTGGCGCAACGCGCACCCACGCACGCGCAGCCTGTGGTACGACATGGAGGGCGCCGCGCGTCAGGCGATTAACAATCTGGGCGCGAGCTTCGGCGTGCGGGATCTGATTACGTTCGACGTCAAGGCGGACACGCAGGGCATCGCGTGGCTGCGCATGCGGCTGCCGAGCGGTCGCTACCTGTGTTACCCGTCCCCAGAGGTGTCACCCAGCGGCAGCATCACGCATGATGGCATGAACCAGTACACCCGCAAGTGGGAGCGCCTCGACACCTATGGCGGCAAGCTGACGGAGAACGCGGTGCAGGCGATTGCCCGCGACGTCTTCATGTCTGGCATGCTCCACGCCGAGACTGAGGGGTACGAGGTCTGCATCCGCGTCCACGACGAGCTGGTCTGCGAGACGCCGGACGACCCTGCCTACACCAGCGACCGTCTGGCGGAGCTGATGTCCACCAACCCAAGCTGGTCTGCGCGCCTGCCTTTGGCGGCGGCTGGGTTCGAGACCAAGAGGTATAGGAAGGACTGACGTGACGCCCGCAGGACGCCTACAGGACCATCTCAAGCACGTCGTGCAGAAGAGCGGCGGTCAGTACCGCAAGGTGCGCTGGGAGGGCCGCAGGGGCTGCCCAGACTGCTTTGTGTGGTGGACGTGGCCCAAGGCGGCCTTCATCGAGATCAAAGCCGATGGGGACCGCGTCAGCGGGCACCAGCAGCGCGAGATCGAGCGCATGAGAAACGACGGTTTTCCGGTGTTCATCGCTCGCTCGATAGAAGAAATCGACGAAATAGTGAAAAAAGTGCAGAAGGGGGTTGCAACCTGACGTTGCATATGCCACTAAGGGGCATCAGCAACGAAGGAGTACAATACCATGACCATCACCCGCAACGGCTTTACCTTTACCCACTTGCGCAAGTCGCAGTGGTCCGTAGCTTTTGAAGGCGCGCACTTTGCTTACGTCTCAACCGCCGCCGTCATCCGCGCATTGGAGGCCTGAGCCATGAAGACCAAGAAACGCACACAAGCAGAACTCAAAGCCATGGCATACGCCATAGCCGACGAAGTCGAAACCCGCGCCGAAGCAATCTGGCAACGCGCACCAAAGCTCACCTACGCCCAGTGTCAGGCACTGGCGCTTCAGCAGATGTTAAAATGACCTTCAAGCCACACGACTATCAGGAAGAGGCCCTCGCGCACCTATACAAGGAGCGCAGGGCAGCCCTGTGGATGCCGATGGGCGGCGGTAAGACCGTAACCACCCTGACGGCTCTGGAGGCCCTGTCCGTGGTCGAGGAGGTCTATCCGGCCCTTGTGCTCGCCCCGCTGCGCGTTGCGCGCACGACGTGGCCTGACGAGGTCGAGAAGTGGCCCCACCTGTCGCACCTGCGCGTCAGCGCCATCACAGGGACACCGAAGCAGCGTGAGCGTGCGTTGGCCAAGAAGGCCGACATCTACACGACCAACTATGACAACCTTGTCTGGCTGCGCAAAGAGCTGGGCGACGCGTGGCCCTTCAAGACCGTGATTGCGGACGAGTTCACTCGGCTGAAGTCCTTCCGCTTGCGGCAGGGCGGATCTCGCGCCCGCGCCTTGGGCGAGGTGGCGCACACGCACGTCAGCCGCTTCATCGGCCTGACAGGCACGCCCGCGCCAAACGGCGTCAAGGATCTGTGGGGCCAGATCTGGTTCCTCGATCAGGGCGAGCGTCTGGGCCGCACATTCAGTGCCTTCGAGCAGCGCTGGTTCCGCAAGGGGTATGACGGCTACAGCCTCATGCCTTACGATCACACGCAGACCGAAGTGGAGGAGAGGCTCAAGGACATCTGCCTGACCGTGCGCGGTCTGCCAGTCGACGAGCCGATTACCAACCCGATCTACGTTGAAATGCCGCCCATGGCGCGCAAGGTCTATGTCGATATGGAAACCGAGATGTTCGCCATCCTGAACGACGAAGGCGTTGAGGCGGCCAACGCGGCTGTGCGGACGCAGAAGTGCTTGCAGCTCGCCAATGGCGCGATGTATATTGATGACGAAGGAAACTGGGAGGCGGTTCATGATGCCAAGCTGGACGCGCTGGATAGTATCATTGAGGAAGCTAACGGCGCGCCTGTGCTGGTGGCCTACAATTTCAAGCACGACTTGGCCCGGCTACAGAAGCGTTACCCTAAAGGCCGCGTCTTGGACACTGACCCTGACACGATCCGGCAGTGGAACCGAGGGGAAATTGAGTTACTATTCGCTCACCCTGCGTCGGCGGGACACGGCCTCAACCTCGCGGACGGCGGCAACATCCTCGCGTTCTTCGGGGTTAACTGGAACTTAGAAGAGCACATGCAGATCATCGAGCGCATAGGGCCGATGCGGCAGAAGCAGGCAGGCTATGATCGCCCTGTCTTCATCTACCCGATCCTCGTCCGCAACACGGTCGACAACCTCGTTATGTACCGCCTCACGTCGAAGAAGAGCGTGCAGGAGGTTCTATTGGAAGCGTTAAAAAGGAAAAAGAAATGAGCAAGAGCTTTATATGCAGCACCTGCGCCATCGAACACGATACGGTGACGCTGGCTCTGGAATGCTTCCAGTCGCATGAGGAGGCGGCTAAGGTGCCAGAGCCGAAGGCCGCCGAGCTGCTGGGCCGCGCTGCGGCGCACATGCACGATCGAGCGTCGACCTACGACGAGCCAGAGGGCGAGCGGTCGATGGGCAAGATCGTGACGGCCTTCAACGCCATCACAGGGCGCGACCTGACCGAGAGCGAGGGCTGGATGTTCATGCAGCAGGTCAAGCTCGTGCGGCTGTTTACGCGCAGCGAGTATCACGCCGACAGCGCCGAGGATAATATTGCCTATGCCGCGTTGCTGGCTGAAGCCAAGGGAGACGGACGTTGAGCGAAGATAGTTACGATTTGGTGCTTATCGAATTGGGCATGCCGCGCACTCGCGAAAACTATTTGTGGGTGATGTACGACGGCAACATCCCAGAAGATTGGGACGAAGAGGCCGAGGAGCAACTGCCCCTCGACCTTCGCGTTATTTGACTTGGAACATGCGGCGCACGGGTTTTCCGAGTAGGTCCGCAATCAGGAAACGGGCCTCGTCCGGCGAACTTGAGTTGTTCCAGATGTCGGCGATAGCTTTCTTTAGTTCAGGTGTTTTGCCTTCCTGACCCCAAAGATCGCGAACGCCTTCCCATGTGGCAGACTGAACTTCACGCGGCGCATCAAAACCCATTTCTTTGGCGGCTAGAGTGTGCATGTCCGAAATCGGACCGTACAAACCCTTCGACCCTGTGCGGGCCACATCAGCGGCACCGGGAGGGCCGCCTTTGGCCCCGCCGAGGCCCATGGCACGATACACGATAGGGTCATTGCCGCCGCCGGGGAACAACGATGCTGCGCCTGCGCTATGCGTATCGATAGTCGATATTGGCGCGGCGCTGTAAGGGTTGGCGATATTGTTGAAGAAGGACGGAACTTTACCCCCGCCTAGCAGTTGTGCGTTTATGCCTTCCATGGTTGGGTTATCCATGATGGCCAGAGCTTTGCTGACACTGTCGCCACTGCCCCAAGTCATGCTGCCGTAGGGATCGCCGTACTCACCGGAAAGGTCTATCTTGCGCACTATCGGATCGTTTCGCGTGGCGTCGGCCAAAGAAACGCGGGCGAATTTGGCAAACTTGTCGGGCAGTTCTTCGTAGGGCATGGACGCGATGCGTTCTGCGTATTCGGGGCCACGCGCCGCGATAGCTCCGGGGCTTTTCGTTTCCAAGCGGCCTTCGATATATTTGCGCGCGGCTGCGGGATCAGTGGCAAACCTGTCGCCGTACATGTCCATCATGCGGTCTACGCGGGCGACGTTGATGTCCCAAGGCGTTTGCGGTGATGTTACAGCGGCAACGCCGTAGCCTGCTTCTGGCGGCAGCCCAGCGCGTTCAGCGGCGCGTGCCGATACCATCTGCGCGGTTGGGTACCAACCCCGTGCGGCTTCTACTTTCTCTGGCGACATCAAATCCGACATGATGAACTTGAGATTGTCCGCGCCGCGACGAACGCCTTCCTCGTATATCCGTTCGGGACTT